TGGATACCGTTGCCGGTGAACTTTTCGTTGCAATCTCTCCGGTGGTTGAATATGCGTTTGAAAAGTTCACCGGCAACGGTATCCATAAGCAATTTAGAGATGCAGAAAAACAAAGTGACATCTATTGGCTTGCCCACAATGCACTTTCCCGGGTAGAGGTAATTCCTCCATTTGGTGAAGAGTTTTTGCAAACTCTAATATCCGTCGAAGTTATGGATGACGAACCGACAAAAAAATAGCACGGGGCAGTTTCACCTATCTAGTGGCCTCACTAGCGGTGGAATTACGAATTAGCCCTACGCAAGTACTTGAAATGGATGAACGAATGTTTAAGGCAGTGTTGCAAGTGTTGAACGACCGAGCAAAGGAAAGGGCCAATGCCAATAATCTTGCGCGGCGTCGTTGAAACAAAGCGAGCATTGCGCAAATTTGCCCCTGACCTTAAACGCTCATTGGATTCCGAGGCACGCTCATTTTTGAAAGTTATGGTGAGCGATGCCAAAGGTTTTGTGCCAAAGGAATCACCATTGTCGGGTTGGCAGATAAATACCAAAGGCCGCGCCATCACTGCACAAACGTCGGCATTTAGTCGCCGGGCCTTTCCATTATTTCAAACGGCTGAAATCAAAGCCGGGTTGGTATCCAAAGTCGGTGGAATGAAAACTACACGTACAGGATTCAAAGCCGAATATGCCCTACAAAATAAAAGTGCCGCCGGTGCTATCTATGAAACGGCCGGGCGTATCAATCCGCAAGGGTTGCCGTACGGTGGGCCAACAGCATCACCTACTGATCGCAAGGTTTCACATTCACGCAATCCCAAGGCCGGTCAACAATTCATTGATGCCATTGATAGAGATGATCAGTACCGACAAATCAAGGGCAAAAAAGATGGCCGCTTAATATTTAGGGCCGTTGAAAAAGATAATGGCAAAGCAATCCGAGGCATCACCAATGCGGTGCTCAATTCTGAAAAACTATTGCAGGCACGGCTTAACATACGCAAAGCCTTCGGGGGTGACTTAGCATGATCCAAGTGCCGATAGTTTCGACATATAACGCAAAGGGTGTTAATCAGGCAACTAAGTCACTTAGTAAGTTTGACAAATCAGTAATGTCATTGGGCAAATCATTTGCCGGTGTATTTGCAGCTTCAAAAATTATTCAATTTGGCAAGGCATCAGCCAAGGCATTTATGGAAGATCAAAAATCTGCCGCGTTGCTTGCCGGACAATTGAAGAATTTGGGCCTTGCTTATTCAACCATTGAAAGTGAAAAATTTATTAAGTCGATGGAGGGGCAAGTCAATATTGCCGATGACCAATTGAGGCCGGCTTATTCTCAACTTGCGCGTGTCACCGGATCAATTTCAAAAACCCAAAAAATTATGGGTATCGCATTTGATACGGCAAGCGGTGCCGGTATTAGTTACGGCCAGACAATTGATATTTTATCCCAAGCCTATGTTGGCAACCTCAAGGGGCTCAAGCAACTCAATCTTGGATTAGACAGTGCGGCCCTTAAAGCCCTTTCATTTGATGATTTGTTGGTGCTACTCAATAAACATTTTAGGGGAGAAGGCGCGGCGGCATTGTCGGGCTATCAAAGTAAACTTGACAGTTTGAACATTACATTAGGTAACGTCAAAGAAAACATTGGCGGCGGTTTATTGGATTCATTTGCCCAATTGGCCGGCAATGGCAATATGGACAAGGCGACCAGTAAACTTGAAACGTTCTCAATGGCGTTGGCCGAAATGATGCGTTTGGCAACGGGTGTCAAAAAAGTTGATTGGAAGTATGGTTTTATACCGGTTAATAAAAAAGTCTCCAAAGGCCCGGCCGGTCAAAGCCCTGCAACGCGTGCGGCCATTGATTTAGGCAATGCAAAGGCTAAGGCCGATGCGGCCAAATTGGCAAAGGCCAAAAAAGATGAATTGGCTATGTTACAGGCCAAAAACAAACTGACAATGGCTGAAGCCCAAGCAAAGTTAGATCAGGCCAAACTTGATGAATTGAAAAAGAAATTTGATATTGAACGCATTGGCATTGCCGCCGGTATTGCACGAACTCAGGATGAACTCTCAAAAACAACCGATGCGGCAGCCCGGGCAAACCTCTTAGTTGAGTTGGATCGACTCAAGTTGCAACAGGCCATCATCGATGAAAATGCGGCATTGGCAGCCAAAGTCAATGAGGCGTTGAAAAAAGCCGAAGCCGATAAGGTAACTCAGGAAACACTTGCGGCAACTAATCTTGCCCGGTTGGCCACCAATGCAAGCGGTGCAGCCGATGCAATCCGCAAAATGACCGATGCGGCCACGGCATTTGGTCTTTCAATATCGGCCTATCAAGGATTCAGGGCCGGTGAACGCGGTGATACAACAACCATTCCACCGGTGATTCCACCGGTTATTCCTCCCGTTGTGCCTCCCATTCCACCGGTGATTCCACCGGTGATTCCACCAATTATTCCACCGATCATTGATCTTACTAAGGCACTTGCCGATGCTGAAGCGGCAAGCCAGGCGGCAGCCGATGCAATTGATGCCGGTGCAACAAGTGCAGGGGCGTTGTTGGGCGATACATCTCAAACGGATATTTTTGGAGCAGTAGGTGGGGGCATTGATTTAGATACATTGGCAAGTGATGCTGCAGCGGCACTCATTGATTCAGTGGCCGCCGTCATTGCTAGTGATGCAGCGGCTACATTGGCAGATTCTTGGGCAGCCGTCGATTGGGCCGATGCACTTGCCTCAATATATGGCGGCGATAAGGGCCTCAAGGATGCAATGGTGCCGCACGGTGCTTACGATCCGGGCCCTTCAATAGATGTCACAATAAACGCCGGCACAATAGTTGACCCAACTACATTGGTTGAAATGGTACAAAATGCCGTGATTACAAACAATCGTTATGGCAATTCGATGGTGCCAACGGGAACAATCGCAATATGACAATTCCAACAATCAACGCTTTCATCAATTTCAGCACCGGGCCGGCATTTGCTCAAGCGATGATTTTAGATCAGGGCTATCTTGACACTAACGTTTTGGCAGATTCGGTGGCCGTCATTGTTGATGTGTCTGATGTGGTCAGTAGTATCACTACCCGGCGCGGCCGTAGTGCTCAAACTGATCAATTTCAAACCGGTGATTTGACTTTGGTAATTGTTGACCAAAATGGTGATTTCAACCCACAAAATTTGTCAGGGCCTTATGCATCTTTACTCACACCGATGCGCAAGGTTCAAATAACTGCCACATACGGTGCAGTCACCTATCCGATATTCAGCGGTTTCATCACTAGTTTTTCAACAAGTATCCCAACAAAGGGAATCGGTGACATCGCCTACACAACAATCAAAGCCGTTGACGCTTTCCGATTGGCCCAAAACGCACAGATTTCAACGGTTTCAGGTACTAGTGCCGGTCAATTAAGTGGTGCCCGTATCAATAATTTGTTGGATGCCATATCGTGGCCAAATTCTATGCGTGACGTGGATGCCGGTTTGACTACGGTGCAGGCCGATCCGGGCAGCCAACGCACGGCCCTTGCAGCGATGCAGACAATTGAAACCACGGAATACGGAAGTTTGTATGTTGATGCTTCCGGCTCATTCGTTTTTCAAGATAGATCAGTAACAACGGCAAGCATCGCCGGCACGCCCACGGTGTTCAATGACGACGGTGCAGGCATTAAGTATTTCAATGCAGTTTGGGTACTCAATGATTTATTGGTATTCAATCAGGCCAATGTGACGGCAACGGGATTGGCGACACAAACTGCCACCGATGCGGCAAGCGTGGACAAGTATTTCCTCCACTCTTACAATCAACAAAATTTGCTTATGCAAGACACGGCCACGGCCCTAAATTACGCCCAAGCCTTTGTTGCCTCAAGGGCTGAAACTAGTATTAGATGTGATTTAATTGAGTTGGATCTCTATACGGCCGATTACAATGACGGCATCATTGCAGCATTGGATTTAGATTACTTTGATCCGGTAACTATCACGACCTCACAACCCGGGGGCACTACGCTTACAAAAACCTTGCAAGTCTTTGGCAAAGGTATGACTATCACACCAAATTCGTGGCGCGTTGTGATGACCACGCTTGAGGCCATCATTGACGGCTTTATTTTGAACAATGCAAATTACGGCGTTTTGGATACCAATGTACTATCCTATTGATATGAAAGTGAGCAACTAATGGCCAAACAAACCTTCACTACCGGGCAAGTTTTAACTGCCGCCGAAATGACCACCCTGCAGGCAAATGACTACAACCAAACAGTCAGTGCCAAAGTTGCAAGTTACGTTTTGGTTGCAGCCGATGCAGGCACACGGATCACAATGAGTAACGCCGGTGCAACTACCATCACCGTGAATACATCGTTATTTACTGCCGGGGATTCCGTAATCATCACCAATATAGGTGCAGGGGCTTCCACAATCACCGCCGGTACTGCAACGGTGTCCACGATATCTACTTTGGCACTCTCTCAATACGATTCGGGCGTGCTTTACTTCACTAGTACCGGCGTAGCAATATGGCAAAAATATGCAGGCGCGGCAGCAGGCGGCGGCAAAGTTTTGCAAGTTGTTCAAGGTAGCACAACAACTGCAGTGGCCAATGCAACGACTACTTATGCAGACACGGGTTTGACTGCCACCATCACGCCAACACTCAACACTAGCAAAGTGTTGGTACTTATCGCGCACAATGGCAACCTTGTTTCAGCAGGTTCTATGAATATGAATGTTTACCGGGGCGGCAGTTTGATAATCAATTACATAGCGCGTGGAATGGGTGCCACCGGTGTTGTTTATCCAAGCATTGCAATGCATTATTTGGATGCCCCGGCTACGACATCGGCAACAACATATAAGACACAATTTGCCAACAATTCCGGTGGATCATCGGTATCGGTACAGGTTAGTAATGAACTATCAACAATCATACTTATGGAAATCGGTGCGTAAAATGGCTAAACCTTATGAAGTTTTGAACTATTTGATTCCAAGCGGCGGTTGGTATATTGCAGGCGATGATTATGAAGGCATCCAATTTTTAGAATGTGAACCTATTACAAAGGCACAATTTGAAGCCGGGTTCGCCGCGGTTGATTTATTGCAAATTGAAGAGAGCACAAAGGCTGATAAAGATAAAGCGGCTTTATTGACAAAATTGGGAATCACTGCCGATGAATTGCAAACATTGCTAGGCTAATGCTAACAAGTCACAACGGTTGGCCGGCTAGTGAAGATCAATTTCACATTGGCATAAAGTCATACGCGGTGCCGGGCACGAAATTGAAGTTGCGATGCGCCGAAAAAGTTGCACCATTGTTGGTCAATTTTGCTGCAGATTTTCACAAACTAATTGAACCAATCGATGAAGGCACTTTAGATGATTGGGGATTTTGTTTCAGAATGGTGAGAGGTAGCACGGATCAACTTAGCAATCACGCAAGTGGCACGGCCATTGATCTCAATTCCTCACGGCATCCTCTCGCAAAAATGAACACATTTGACCCGTTGAAAGTGCCGATGTTGCAAGCATTAGTGCGTAAGTATGGTTTAAGATGGGGCGGTGATTACACGGGGCGCAAAGACGAAATGCACTTTGAAATCAACTTGAACGAGGCCAAAGTGGCAGCGTTGGTCAAAAAGATTGGGGCAAAGATATGAGCGACATTCAGCAAGCCAATGTGCCAGCAAGTACGGTCACACTATTGGCATCAGGGGCACGGACTGCAACGGCATCAGCGGCAGCGGTGGCAGGCTTTGCAGCGGCCAACCATTTAGTTTTGCAATTGAATGTGACACTATCAAGCGGCGTCACACCGACATTGGATGTTGTAGTCCAAGACACCGTTGATGGTACAAATTACGCAACCATTGCAACCTTCACGCAAGCGGTTTCAACAACCAAAGAGATTATCAGACTTGCCACACCATTCACCGACACTTTGCGCGTTGTTTATACAATCGGCGGCGTAACGCCATCATTCACATTTTCAGTCCTAGCCTATGCGGATCTCTAAGATGAACGCCCAATTGAAAGCGGCCGGATTGTCATACCTACGGGCGGCCGTGTCGTGCGTTGGGGCCCTATACCTTAGCGGCATCACCGAACCAAAGGTTTTGGCTAATGCGTTTATCGCGGCCCTATTGGGCCCCCTTATGAAGGCCCTTGCGCCTAGTGAAAAGCAATACGGCCTTAAATCAAAATGAGCGCCCAAGAATGGATGGCCGATATTGGCATTTTCGTGGCATTGGCCGGGTTTTGTACGGCCATTTTGAGGTTCTATATTAAGGCCATATTGCACGAATTGATGCCCGATAGTGGCAATTCCTTGCGAGATCGCATTGACGTCATCGAGCAACGCCAAATGCACATTCACGATCTATTGTTGGAGGCAGCCCTCAACAAGTAGCGACACGCCGAAAGTCGTGCATATTGTGCAAATCGTGCAAGTTGTGTATCCTAATACCATCACCAAATGGTGGTACTTAGGAAAGGGCCTCAAATGTCAAAAATGGGAGATCTCTTCATCGAGATCAGTGAAAAGTTGGAAAAGCAATATCCTGATTTTAAGGATGCCGCTGATTGTGGTTGCAACAATTGCGAAGATTTGACTAACACCTACATTCAGGTTGAATTCTTGAAAATGAGCAACGTGCTATGAAAATTTCATTAGATCTTACGGCAGCGGATTTTGATAACTTAACAACCACGCAAATGCGTTGGGCCGGTACCGATTGGGCAACACAAAATGCCGAATTTGAAGCACGCTTTGAAACCTTAATTCCATTAACGGAAATCGATTATGGTTGGGAATTTGCGTTTTGGTGTGATACAAAAACGGATCAGTTATTGGCCACGGCTTATTTGAAAGCAATTGCCGAACCAACCCAATCACTATTTGATGCGGCAACAAATGAGTACGTCATTCTCACTGACTACGCTGCAAGTTGGTCAAACTAATGGAAATCACATATTTGAGCACGACTCAAATGGCGGCAATGTTAGAGATTTCATCGAGCACGTTGCGCCGTATGGTACGCGATAAGAAAATCCAAGCCTACAAACCTCCGGGCGGTCATTTTCGTTTTGATATGGATAAGACCATACAGGCATATTGGAAAATGGAAGGGGAGGCAATGAAATGACAATTGGCCCCGATTGGTTGATTTTCAGCGTTGTTGTAGTTTTCTTGAGTTTCATAATGTACGCCGGTTACTTATGGGGATTAGAGGTTGGCCTCAATAAAGGCCATCGAACCGGTTTTGATTTAGGCAAGACAATTGGCCGCCGTGAGGTTGCCGATCGTGGGGGTGTCAAATGAGTTTCAATATGGATGATTACGTTGACGTTGCCGAACGCATCAGACTAGTCAAAGAGTTATATCCGGAAGCAACATTTAGACCGGCCAATCCACTTGAGCCGTTTAAGGTTGTTGAAATTGCCGGTGCAACTTACATTGCCTACACGGCAGCCCTCTACCGTGATCCATTTGATGCGTGCCCGGCTATTGCTTGCGCGTGGGAAGAGGTACCGGGAAAAACGCCATACACAAAGGGCAGTGAACTAATGAACGCCGAAACAAGTGCGTGGGGCCGTTGCGCCATTGCCCTTGGTATTCCATCAAAGAAAATTGCCAGTGTGGAAGAGATCAAAGCCCGGCAATCTACGCCGCCGCCAAATGTCAGCCCAATCAAAAAAACTGATCAAGAAATTTATGACCCTTGGGCCACGCCGCCGGTTGCTAATATAACGGAAAGTTATGATGCGTGGCATTGCGTTCACGGTGATCGCAAGGTTATTGAAGGCCAAAAAAATGGCCGGGAATTTCACGGGATGGGATGCCCTAAGACCATCAATAGTGGCGAGCAATGCCAAACAAATTGGTTTGTGCTCAATGCTGAGGGTCATTGGGTGCCAAAGATTGCGAGCGTGAAATGATGGGATACGCCGAAATTGTGCCTAGTGAAATATGCTCATTGTGCAACGTGCGCCGGGAATTGGCCAAAGGCCGGTGGCGATACGATCCGAGATTGGGCAAGCGATGGGCTTGCGAGCAATGCAAATGAGCGAGATTGTTAATCTCACCCGGGATGAAGTGCGATTGTGCTCAATGCTTGCCATTGAAAGATGGCTTATCAAGTATGGCAGTACCAACAAAGCCAGTTATGAACAAGGCAAGACCAATGGCCATTTAGAGCACGAACTCAATGCAACCATTCGTTCAATTGTTGCAGAATGGGCAGCGGCAAAGTATTTCAAAGTCAGTTGGAATATGCCGTGTTACCCAAACAGTGAGCACCCAAACAGGAAGGATTTGCCCGATGTCGGATATAACGGGGAAGTACGAACAGTTAGAACAAGGGATTCAATCGCCTATTGGGGCAAAGACAAAGGCAAAATCCTCATTGGTTGTAAGGTATTGGATGTTGACTATTACTCAACGGTTGAAATATATGGATCCTTTGAACCCACATTTGAGGATGATCACTACGATCAACAAAGTGACTGCTACCGGGTGCCAGTATGGCAATTCAAATGAGCCAAACAATCAAGTTTGAGTGCCGCAAATGTAAGAAAATAACCGAGCAAATTGAACGCATTATCACTGATAATTTACCCGAACACGTCAAAGTGTTGCAGTGTACTAAGTGCGGAATAATGGGCGTTTGTCTATTGGAAGAGGTGCAATCGTGACAATGTTTTGGTTTGGATTGCTCATTGGGATAATGGTAGGGCGCATCTTCAGCCTATGGTTAGATCAATAGTTATCCACAGGCTTCATCCACAGGTGTGGTCAATCTGTGGGAATCGCCCAAGATTATGCGTGATGCTTGACAGGCTTGGTACGATGCATAGCGCACGGCAGGGCACGAAGTGGATAGCCCGGCTGGGTGTTGTGCATCTATTGACAGGGCTATGTCTATTGCTTGGAAGCCCTGAGACAAGTGCAGTAGAAGTCAAAACAATACAATCATATGCAGGCAAAGTACTTACGCCCATCGAATTCAGTGCAGCATTAGTCTTATGGAAACACGAGAGCAATTGGAATATCAGAGCAATCAACGGATCACACTTTGGATTGTGTCAGGGCAAATCAACATATATGGCAAAGGCTAATTACAAACAACAAGTGCAATGGTGTTGGCATTATGCTATACATCGTTATGGTTCGATCGCTTTGGCCTTAAAGCATTGGAGGCAGTACGGATGGCATTAAGACACAAAAACAACACGGCGCAATTTAAGCGGCAAAGGTTGAGAGTATTAGCAAGGGATCAATATACGTGCCAATATTGTGGCACTGCAGGTGCAACGCATTGTGATCACGTCATACCCAAGGTTGATGGCGGTAGTGATGAAATGGATAACCTTGTTGCCAGTTGTGCCCGATGCAATCAATTGAAAGGGTCAAAGTCTGTGGGCCTTTTTTTAGGGCGTCGTTCTGC